CTTTTGGCGGGCTTTAATTACATCTGAAATCTTTACAATAATGTCAGATGGGTCCATTCCCTGTGTTGCCATTTGAGGTATTGCTTGAGTATATGCCCCCAGTGCGCCTAACAAAGAGTTACGCATTTCTTCAATTTCAATTTTTTCTTGTTCTTGAGTTACGTTAATACCAAATGGTAGTTCACGCATAACCATGTCTTTAGAAATAATTTTAGCGCCTAATGCCTGTAGCATGAAGATAAGTCCCTGCGCTGGATTAAGACCAGCAAGCATGCCGTATCGAACATCGGCTGAATAATCTTTCTTAATATCTTTAGAAGGCTTGTAGTCAATGCTGTATGGAGAACCAGCATCTACACCACGAACTGTCTTCTCAAAATCAAAGAATGTTTCATCTACTTCAAAGCAGATTGAAATAACATCTTTAAGGGCTGAGGCAAAGATAGCCTGAGCAGATTTAACTTGTGTATCAAAGCCACCCATAAGGGCTTGAACGCCTTGACCAGTAATAATGCTTGCATCAAGATTACCAGTACGTGACTCTGGGTATCGAGTTCCAGTTCTTAACTCTTGTTGCAGTAATGTTTGTTCAGTAAATGCACCACCAGGTATAGGCAGTTCAACACGGCGCACACCTGCAGGATTGTTTGTGCGGATAATAGAATCTCCGCCAAACTCAATTTCTTGAACATCTTGTGGGACAACAATTGGTGATTGAACAGATTTCTCTGCTGCTTCCATCGCAAGTAATGCGAACCTATTACGAAGCAGTTGGATACCTAGGACATCATCAAATTGTCCACGCATTTCATTATCAATAGTTGGTCGCTTAGCAACAACAACCATCATCTTTCCAAGCGGATTAACCGCTTGAGATAAGACTAGATTGCTACGGCTAGGAACATAAATGACAGATTGGTCTTTGTCGTAATAACGAACAAAGTCAATTCTTGCCATTAAGTTTTGTTCATATCCATCTCTACCCAAGAGTTGTATTTCATACTCTGGGAATTGGGATACCAACTCAGCAATTGACAGTTCATATCTTTTAGCGAAGGCGATGCAACGTCCATAGCGGTCAAACTCTGGGTAAGCCCCAATTGGACTTTCTACACGGATACGTGGCAGCCCTGCCTCTTCGTCTAATTCAATGATGAATGGGACGAAACCAAATGTGATGTAGTGGTCTGCACCTGTGTACATCTGCACTTGTAAATCTGAATGAGCAAAATAATTAGCAGCAATGCGAGTACGCTTATCGGCAAAAGAACGAGCACGGTCAGAGACTTGATTAGCGGCCGAGCAGTTAACCGCAGGAAGTGGTGCCATAACTTCTGACAAGTCACGGGCAACAATGTCAATAAAATTTGCAACGACATTTGCGTCTACACCTTCTGGAAAAAACTCTGGATAGACAGATGCAATCTTGCCTTTACGGACAGCAAGTACATCTTGTGCTCTTGCGTCTTTATCGGCAGCACGGTCTTTAAGAGAATCTACTCTTGCTGCAATTTGCTGAATACTTAGCAATTATCTACCTACCCTTATTCGTATAAATGGGGAAATGTTTGTTTTCTTAAATTTGCAATAAATTCGGAAGATGCTCTACCGCCACGCTCTGCTAACTCTTTTTCTCTTTTTTGTTCAGCACCACGAATTTGATAAGTTTTTTGCTTGTTAGTTAATTTCTTAACACCTTTAATTATTTTTTTAGGGTTGGGCATTACCAACCACTTTCTTTAAGATAATTTATATATCTTCTTTTTTGGTCAGGTGTCATATTTTTCATTTTATTTTTAATCATTTTATCTCTTGCTCTAAGACCTTCCGCAGCACGTCTATCTGATTCTCTACGTTGTGCAAACTCAAGTGCTTGTTTTCTAGCAATTGCATTTTTTTCTTGAGCGGTTAATTCTTTAGCACGTTCTATAACTTTATCATCAAGTTGTTTACGTGGAGTAATATCCATACCATATTTAGTTCTACCAGCATTTTCATCACGTTGGGCTCTTTTAACCTGTGCACGTATCATTAAAATACGTTTTTCTTCAGGTGTCATATCTTTAAATTTTTTTTCGGCTCTTTTTATTTTGGCTTGCTTTTGTAAACGTTTTTGCATTACTTCTTCAACTTCAGAACGTTTAGCAATACTTTTACCTCTAGTTAAAAAAACTTCTCTTTTGGCTGGTTTAGATGGTTTAGCCTTTGGTGGATTACCTAATCTCATACGCATCTCGTATTCGGCAATACTTCTACCACGTCTAACATCTTCGGGATTACGAGGACGACCCTGTTGTTTACTAACTGGAGATTTTTTTGCTAATCTACTTCTTTCTTCAGGAGTAAGGCCAGTTCTTTTATTAATTTTTCTACCTGTATTACCACTGCCACGAACTTGTTCTCTAGCAACAGCACGGGCTTGACCCGCAGGTACCTTTGCTACTTTTTTCTTAGCAATATCTGCAGCACGTTTTTTAGCAATGATACTTGCAATCTTTGATACAGACATTATTTACCACGCTTTTTAGGAATACTTGATTTAATTTTAAATGGTTTTATTGGTGCGTTATGATTATATGTAGGTTCTCCATAAAAACCAGTTCCTTCTCTAGAGTTAAATATATTATCTCTCCAACTATATTTCCCAGCATCTACATCTCTTTGCATTGACTTTGCTGGAGTTTTATTTGGATTAGAATTAACTTTAATAAGAGGTTTCTTAACTTTAATAGGAGGTTTCTTTTTAGTTTTTGGAGCAAGTTTTTTTGCTACAGTTTTTCCTATTCTTGATACTGCCATAATTATCTACCCATATTTCTATAAACTTTGTTTACATACTTAGCACCCTTTTTACCAATACCGCCTATGGCACGGGTGGCTTTAGCCCATGGCACTGCATACATAGCAGCATCTCCTAAAGTTTTAGGAATAAACAAATCGGAAAGTACTGGGGCAACTGGAGATGTTTTAGATTTTTTAAAAGCACCAGGTGCCATTTTCTTAGACTTAGCCATTTACTTACCCCGTCTCTTTACTGGAATTGATTTCCCACGATTGTAGCGATACTTACCCTCTGCAGAAGATTGACCAGCATTACGAACTAACGGATGTTTCTCCATACGACTATTAAAATTTGTTTCTTTAGCACTAGCACGATTAGATTTTGATGCACTAAGTAAAGTTTTTTTATTAGCATCTTTTACAAAATTTTTATTTTTGCCTTTAGTAATAGGGTTCATAAAATCTTTTACTCTAGCATTACGTTTATTAGCCTTTATTTTACCAGCAGTAGTACCCCCCTTAGACATACCAAATTCTTTACGTACTTTGTTTTCTATTGCACGACCTTTTTTACCACCAGGAAAATTCTTAACAGCCTTAACAGCCTTGATTGGATTTACCATTATGTGTCCTTATCCGTAGTTTTCTTGCCATTGCTCTGCAAAGGCTTCGTCTAAATTAACTGAGTATCTTCGTTCTGTTTGTGCTCTGGTTGCCCAGCGGTTCCTTGCATATCTTTGCATGTTACCTGTCTGGACCATGAATTCCCTTGCTCTAAGCACGGTAAACCATAAAGCCATAACACAGTCAGTCTTTGCTCGAGTATTGGGCTTCCAAGTTATTAACTGTTGGATTAAAGCCTTCATACCCTCTGAGTGTTCCGTAGAAGGAAACTCAATAACGTTATTCTTTTGGAACTTATCATCTCGCAGAGTTCCCATTAGCATGGACATACCTGCTACACCAAAGTTAGCATCCCACTTGTTTTTACCAGTAAAGTGAGATTCTAAACGGCACCCATACGCTGCCAGCCAATTTCTTAAATCATCATCTAGTGAGTAAGCCTTTTGGTGAGCGTTAATCTCTACTCGTAATTCCTGTGGCCTATACTTGTCAACTAAGTGTTCGATGATTTCTTGAATCTTCTGTGGTGTAGGTTCTGACATATTAACGCAGTCAAGAACATATATTCTGCCGTCATGTCTGTTGTATGTGGTCACCACAAACGCAGCATTCCCGCCCATTGCGGGGTCAAACCCTATTATCGTATACCCCTCAATGTGCGAGGGATGGCCTACGGCTCCCGCTTTCAGCGGGCCACGTTTGCGTTGACCATTGATACAGCCCTGCACGATTGCAGGTGGAAACATAGAATCTTCTTGAACATCTTCTTGTTGGTAAACCAACGCCCATGTTGATGGTGTTACTTCACTGCGCCGTCTGAATAAGGCTTTGCCGTCCCACTTCGGGAAAAGTCCTTCTTCGTCAGGAACATCAGAATCCCCATCCCAGGCAGAATCCGACTTAGGCCAGAGCGTTTTCCACTCTTGCGGCTTTTCCGAATATTCCAAAACAGCAGGCATGCCCATATAAGTAAAAGGGCTTTTGCCACCAGACCAATGTTTGGCCTCACGGATTTCTTTGTAAAAGTCTTGCGGTGCAATTCGTGTCCCTACGATTAGTAACTTACCATTTTTACCCAGACGGGTAATAACCTCTTTTTGTAACCAGTTGATTTGTTTCTCAAACTCATGTGCGTTTGCTGTAGTTATGCAGTCATCAAGAATGATGAGGTCAGCACGGGCACCGTAAATTTGTCCACCCATACCAAGTGCTTGGATGGTAGGGTCTTTTTCGCTAGAATTTCTAGCATCGCTCCCAAGGTAAACGGTGTCAACTCGCCAAGTGTCTGAATCTTCTTTCCAACCACCTTCGGGGCCAAAAGTTGTTTGCAACTTTAACCAACGTGGATGGGAGAGTCTCTGCTTGATTGCGTACACGAATTCTCGTGCTTTGATTAACGTTTTAGAAACCACGATAATGCGGATATTTGGATTGAGAGCGATACGATATGTGGAGTAGTTTACGGTGATGACAGTACTCTTGGCGTGCTCAGGTGGCACATTAACCAAGAGACGGGCTGGGTCACCCTTCTCGTAAACCATACTAGGGTGCAGCCATGAAGGCTCTCTGTCCTCTAGTAAGTCAATCCAATCCTGATGGTGAGGGAATACCCTCTGCTGTAAAAAAATTTCGGAGAACCTAGGAAAATCTATTTCTTCTTTAGGAATACCTAGGGCTGCAAGGGAAGCATCCTTTGCGGTAGCCTTAGCCTCTGTTAGGTCAGC